TGCGGCAAGCCGTTGCCGATCTACCCCGGCGGATGGCGGGCACAGGTGCCGTCCAACAGCGGTTACATGCACGGCTACCAGTGGTCTCACCTGACGAGCGTGTTCAATGACCCAATGGACGTGTTGCGGGACTTTAACAATCCACCCAACGGCAACCTTGGCCGTGTGATGAAGGATCGTCTTGGCTTGCCTTATGTCGATTCGACATGCAAGCTGGACATCGGCACTGTTCGCCAGTGTTGCGGTAACGACATGATGGCCGACCGGGACGACGGCCCAAATGTAATGGGCGTGGACATCGGGGACGTGAAGCACGTTGTTGTCGGCCGGCGGATCGACCGGGAGCGGTACGAGATTCTCCATGTCGCTCAAGTCGCCAGCATGAATGACGTCCATGACCTCGGCCGGCGGTTCAACGTCCGGGTTGCCGTGATCGACGCTCGGCCCGAGGGCGAGCTTGTCCGGCAATTCCAGAAGGCAGAGCCGTACCGCGTGTGGCGCAATCAGTATTTGGACAACTCCATAGTTGACGCCGACTATTCGGACGTTATGGGGATCGTGAAGGTTGACAGGACGTACATGTGCGACAAGACGCACCGGCTGTTGAGCGATCAGAAGACAGTTTTGCCGCGTCGTTGTCCGGCAGTGGATACCTTTATCGCCCAGGTGTGCAACATCGCCAAGACGCTTGAGACCAACGAAAAGACGGGCGCCCAGGTGTACCGCTACAAGTACGCCGGGCCCAAGAGCCTCGGCGATCACTACCGCCATGCGATGAATTACTTCGTGTTGGCGGCGGATAAGAGCAAAATCGTGTCGACGTATCGGCGTGGCGAGAACCGGCCAACGCGGTCGGAGTGTGATTTGCAACTAGTGTAGGAGTACGGATATGGCAGGATTATTTGGCGGCGGTAAAAGTCCCAAGGCTCCCCCGATTCCCCCGCCAGTGCCGGTGCCGACTTCGCAGAGCACGAGCGACTTGGCGATGAACGAGGCGCAGAAGCGAAGCGGTTTTTTGAAGACGCTGGTAACGGGCGACCTCGCCCCCCAGAGCACGGGCAAAAAGAACCTACTTGGTGGATAAGACGATGGCGAAAGATTGCCCCATACCGTTATCAGAGATCGATGACATTTTTGCTGACATCGATGGGGCGGACGACGCAACGGCTTTTTGCGAAGATGGCGAATAATGAGCAGATTTAGGCTTATATCTCACAGTGGCGATGGCCTTGGCCTGGCGCGATTGCTCCAGAGCGAGGGCCACGAGGTTGACTTTTGGCTTGATGACGAGCGCGGGAAGAACCTCTACCGCGGTCTCGTGCCCCAGGTCAAGGACTGGAAGGCCGGACTGGACAAGGACACCGTGCTGATCTTCGATATGAGCAAGATGGGAAAGGAAGCTGATGCCTGCCGGAAGAAGGGCTTCAAGGTCATTGGCGGGTCTGAACTGGCGGATACGCTGGAACTCGACCGGGCTTTTGGCTTGTCTGTCGCGGACAATCACGGTATTGCGATTCCGCCTTCGGAGGAGTTCACGGACTTTCAAAAGGCGATTGAGCACATAGCCGACAGCGACGCCGGCTGGGTGTTCAAGCCTAACGACAACAAGGATGGCGTGCGCACCACGGTCTGCACGTCGTCGGAACAAATGGCGGCGATGCTCGAGCACTACGCCGACTTGTGGAAAGGAAGCGTGTCCTTTGTCCTCCAGGAAGTTGTCCAGGGCGTCGAGGTCTCCAGCGAAGTGTGGTGCGTCAACGGCGTTATCGTGCCCAACTCCTATAACAACACTCTTGAACAAAAACGGCTTATGCCCGGCGATAAGGGGCCGAACACTGGATGTATGGGAAGCACGGTTAAGTTCAACCTATGTCCGCGACTGTACGATCTTACTTTCGGCAAATTGCTTCCTTGGCTCAAACAGGTCCGGTACTCCGGCCCGCTCGATATCAACTGCATAATCGACCCTGACGGCAAGCCCTGGATGCTGGAATGGACGCCGCGCTTCGGCTACAGCGCGATCTACGCCATGCTCGAAGGGTTGAACATGCCGCTGGGCGAGTTCCTCGAAACGATGGCGGCGGGACAGATGCCGGCCCTCGAGCCGTCGGACGAATGGCTTGGCGCCTTGCGCCTGACGATGCCGCCGTACCCGCACTGCGAAGACGCCCCCGAGACAGAAGGCATACCGATTCTTGGTCTCGATCTTGAGGATGAGAACGTGTGGCCGCTGGACCTTATGGTGGACGGCGACAAGCTGGTGTGTTCCGGCTTTGACGGGATTGTGTGCGAAGTCTCCGGTGCGGACGAGTCGCTTGAGGCCATGTGGGGCAACCTGTACGGCATGGCTTCACAAATACAGATACCAGAATGTCAATATCGGATCGATAATTTGCAGGACGTACAGCAACGCATCGAGCAGCTTGATGACGCCGGAATGATCGGAGAAGTGGAATGAGCAAAGAAGGCCGTCGCATTATCAAGATGTACGAGGACGAGCACGGCAAGATGCAGGGTTACTGGTATCCGATCTACCAGGACGCCGCCGACTTCGCCTATCCGCGTGAGGATCAGCTCGCCGTCAAGGGCACTATCGGCGAGGACAAGAGCGTCAAGGTCCTGGACGACACGGCGATTCAGGATTCGCAGATGATGGCGGCAGGTCTCTTGTCGGCGTGGTTCCCCTACGGAACACGCAGTCTTGCGGTTAAGGTCAGGAATGGTCAGCTTGATAAGATTGACCGCGTTTGGCGCTGGCGCATGACGGCGTCGGAAATCCTCTATGACCGCGTGGTGAACGGCTCCAATTTCCTGATGCAGTTTGGCGAGTCGATCCGTGGCGCCGTGGTATTTGGCACGGCCTGCCCCTTTGTGGAGTGGAATTCGGCAAGGCAGAGTTTGAATTTCCGGGATTATCCGATTGGCAAATTCCTTATCAAAGAAGACGAATCCGGCAATGTCGATACGGTTATGGTCTCTTATCACCTGACGGCAAGACAGGCCGTCCAGAAGTTCGGCAAGGATAAATGCTCCGCAGCGATCATCGCTGACGCCGAAAAACTGGAAACCGAGAGCAAGAAGTACGGGTTCATTTGGCTTGTGCGGCCGCGGACGGAATTGAATCCACTCCTGGAGGACGGCAAGAACATGCCGTGGGAGTCAGTTGTTGTCGATAAGAAGACCGCCGAGTATGTTAGCGAAAGCGGCTTTGATGAATTGCCCTTGCCGGTGTTTCGATGGATGAAAGGCGGCAACGAGAAGATGGGCCGTGGGGCCGCGACGGAGTGCCTGGCCACCATTCGCATGATGCAGGCGGTGTGGAAGCGGTTTATCCAAATTCTCAATCAAGAGGGCGACCCGTCGCTCCTGGTCAATTCTGAGTTGGTTGAAAACGGCGTCAATATGAAGCCTGGCGGATTGACCTACGTGCAGGACGTGGACAAGGCCGTCCGCACGGTCAAGCAGTACGCTGGTGGCAACGCCAGCGCTACGGAGTCTTTTGTTAAGTTGCTCCAGGACATGATCCATCAGCGGTTCTACCGACAGTTCTTCACACAGTTTATGGATTTAACAGGCGACCGGCGAACCACGACGGAGATTATGTTCCGCAAGCAAGAGGGCTTGTCTCTACTTGGTGCCTCGACGATGCGCGTGGAGTTTGAAGGACTGACCAAGCTGATGATGCGGTCGCTCTTCTTGTTAATCCGCAATCAGCAGATACCCATGCCGCCGCCGGAATTGCTTGTGGTGAAGGGCAAGAATCGGATCGACATAAACGCCGACATGATTGGTATCGAATACACAGGTCCTATGGCCATGGCGCTGCAGAACCAGCAGGCGCAGGGCTTCATGCAGTTGGCGCAGGCGGGCGCGCAGCTCGCACCGCTCTATCCGGGCGTGATGGACCTGCTCAATATCGAGACAGGCTTCCGTCAGTTGGGCGAGAAACTCGGTGTCAATCTCAATGCCCTTGCCAGCGACGAGGAAGTGGCCCAGAAGCGGGCACAGCGGCAAAAAGAAATGGCGAGGCAACAGGCATTGCAGACCGCCGACGTAGCGGCCAAGGGCTACAAGGCGGGCACGAAGGCCCCTGAGGACGGTTCAGCGGCCCAGCAAGTGATGGAAGGCGCCAATGCGTAAAGAAGACATCATCGCGGCATACAAGCTGACGTTTGGCACGGAGACCGGCAAGGCCGTCTTGGCTCACTTGAAAGAGCAGGCGGGCGTGGACAGTGTAATGCTGCCGTCGTTTGGACCGTTGCCCGACGATCGGCAGTTGTTGGTGAAAGCGGCAATGCGGGATTTCGTGGTGCGGATCGAAGATTTAGTCAGGGCGAACCCTGACGTTCCGTCGCGCCCCGAGACCTCGACAACATAGGAGTCTGAAATGGTTGACATAGTTGCCTCCGCGTCTGGCGAAGCAGGCCAGGGAGCGCAGGGCGCACAGAACGCGACACCCGTGGCGATCCTTGGCGCCGACCTCAAATTCTCGGAAACTTGGCGGGATTCGCTGCCGGAGGAAATCCGGGGCGAAAAGTCGCTCCTGACGTTTAGTGACTTGCCCGGCATGGCCAAGCAGCTTGTCAACGCGCAGAAGATGATCGGCGCAGACAAGATCGTGAAGCCCACTGACAAGTCCACGCCCGAAGACTGGGAGGCGTACTACGCCGCCGGCGGACGCCCCGCAGCCGCGACGGATTACAAGGTAGTATTGCCGGAGGCACTGAAAGAACACTACGACGAAAAGGTGTTGGGCGCCGCCCTGACAAAGCTCCACGCCGCCGGCCTGACACAGAAGCAGGTGGACGTTGTCCTCTCCCTGGACGGCGAGCGGCTCACTACCGGCCTTGCCGCGCAGAAGGCCGAGCTTGAGGGCCGCCGCGCCAAGGGCCTTGAGGAATTACAAAAGCGGATTGGCGGCGATGTCAACAGCCCCAAGTTCAAAGAGGCGCAAGGCATTATCCACCGCGTCCTGGCCGAGAACATGCAGGCGGGCGACTTGCCGGCCATCCAGGAGGCGATTAACGACAATCCACAGATTGCCGACTTGCTCATCAAGGTGGGCCGCAAGTTCCTTGAGGACTCGCCGGCCAACCCGGATAGCGCGGCGTCGGCCACAGTGGAAGAGCGGATTAAGGAGCTTCGCGCCACTCCGGGCTACGGCGACGGCACGATGGCCCGTGCGAAGCGGGACGAAATCACAAACGAATTGACGGATTTGTACAAGAAGATTACCCCCGCCAAATAAAAGGCGGCTCCAATGCCGGGGAGCCTTTACGGGTCCGGGGTTGACGAACCTTAAACGTGACATCGACCGGATGTTAAACGCAGGAGAATCCGGGTGTTCCGGGTAGTTCTCCGAAAACAACGCAGAGAAAGTGCGCATTTTTGGAGAATTACAATGAATCCGCAAGCAAGTATCACAGAGGCACAGCGTCGGCAATATTCGGACAACTTCGATCAGGTCTTCCAGCAGGAGCAGGACATCCTTTCCGGAATGCTTCGCGGCGAAGAGCAGCAGGCAACGTGGAAGGCATGGGACTATATCGGGCAGTCCGGTGTCGTCGTCAACCGCGCCCGCAACAGCCAGACGCAGCACAGCAACATCAAGTTCGCCCGGCGCTGGAACATGAACGACAGCTACACCTGGTCGCCCAACCTGATCGACCCGCTGGACGTGTTCGAGCTTTTGAAGGATCCGCAGTCGGCCATGCTCAAGAGCGGCATGTCCGCGATCAATCGCGCCAAGACCCAGGCGATTTTGCAAAAGGCGTTCGCCCAGGTCTTGATCGGCAACGACGCCCCCGGCACCACCGGCGACATCGCCACGGTCAACTACTACGACCCCGGCGAGTGCATCGTAATGAACTCCGACGGCAGTATGGCCAATGCCGTTGGCGACAACGGACAGACAGCGGCGACGGCCGATTCCACCGCCGGCGAAGAGACGACCAAGACCGCAACCGGCCTGACTCTGGCGAAGGTCCAGGCGTTGGCGTTGAGCATGGATAATGCATCGGTTCCGGCGACGGACCGGATCATCGTCGCCAACGCGGACAACAAGCAACTGCTCTTGTCCGCGCAGGCAACCACCAACTCCCTCTACAACGTTGTCAAGACGTTGCCCGACGGCGAGATTGGCCGGTTCCTGGGCTTTACGTTCGTTTGGCTGCCGACCCAGATGTTCGGCATTAACGCCGTCGAGCAGGCCGCGGGCAAAGCAGCCTACACGACCGAGTGCATCGACTGCCTGGCATTCCAGAAGTCGGCACTACTCCGCACCGACGGCAAGGGCCTCACAACCCGGATCACCGAGGAATCGACCGCCAACTTCAACGTCCAGCTTTGGGCGGAGACCACGTTCGGCGCGCTTCGGCTCCAGGGCCCCGGCGTGGCGAAGATCGTACTGCTGGCGCACCCGACGCCGACCCTCGGCAGTATCGGTGCTTGAGTTCGACTAATGGTCTTTGCCCCCGCCGGATTGGTTCCGGCGGGGGCGGGACCTGGTTTTCTTGCAATGGTAGATAGGAGCTTCACATGAATGAGTTAATTTCCAATTCTCGCAACATTCCCTTCAAATGGGAGGCGGACGGACGGATCGACCCGCACGTTACCAGCACCACGCAGGTCTTCGTGGCCGGCACAAAGCTGTACAAGCGGGGCAATCGCAGATTCCGCTATGCCTTTGTCGGCACGGGCGGCCTGCAATCGGAGTTCGGCGCTTGCTACAGCAAAAAGACAATCCCCAATGCCGTTGCCCCGGCGCAGGTTGGGCAGGCCGGCACAGCCGGTTCCTTCCAGGTGACGATCACCGTCGGCGCGACCGCCGGCGTGGCCGGCAACGGCATTATTGCCGTTGACGAACTGATCGGCGGCACAGTTGTTGTCGGCAACGGCACCAACCAGCCCCCCGACAACCGCTGCATTCTTTGCAATACCTCCGTGGCCTCTGGCGGCGGTGCTTGCACCCTGACGTTGGACGACCCGCTCGTGACCGCCGTGACGGTGGGTACGACCAATATCGAAACGATGATGAACCCCTACGGGTATCTCACCAGCGGCAACGTCACTAACAGCGCGTACGTCACATTCCTGGGAATGCCCGCCGTGACATGCGCCGCTGGCGTGTGGACGTGGGTTCAGGACCGCGGCCCGTGCTGGATCACGTCGGACGGCTTAACCGCCGCCGCCGCCAGCGATCGCGCTGTGTACTTCGGACCCAACGGTTCGGTTCACTCCCGCACCGAGATCACCGAAGGCTCGCACCCCGTCTTCCAGTTGGCCGGGTACTGCATCGACGCTTCGAGCAGCGGTTCCTCGAACGCCCCGTTCGTGGACTTGCAGCTTGGCTCCTAGCACCTAAGTGGTTAGCACCCCGGTCCGGCGGGGCGACAGCTTCGCCGGGCCTTTAGGAGTTTCGACATGGAAACTGACCTTCAAATAGCGAACATGGCCCTGTCCCGCGTGGGCGGCAAGGCGAATCTCGCCGGTTACAGCGCAGGCCCGCCCGTGGCCTTCACGGACAACTCGCCAGACGCCCAGACGATGACGCTGTTTTACGTCCAGACGCGGGATGCACTCGTGCGCCGGCACCTGTGGAAGTTCGCCAAGACACAATCGCTCCTGGCGGCCGTTGCGGGCACCGCGGGCACGGCCACGGCGACGGGCACCGGCACGACAGCCCTTGGCGATACCACCCAAGCATGGACGGTGAATGCCTTCGCCGGCTGGTACGTCACGATTACTGGTGGCACGGGCCAAGGTCAACAGGGGCAGATCACGAGCAACACGGCAACCGTGGTTACGGTAAGCCCCGCGTGGAACGTCACACCCGACGCCACGAGCACTTATGCCCTATCGCCCTCCAAGTGCCACACCTACGCCTACGCGCTACCGGCCAATCTCTTGCGGATCATGGAGATTGACCGGCACCATTGGCTGCTCCAGGGCAATATGCTCTTGTCCAGTTGCCAGTCGATCACGCTTGAGTACATCGGCCAAGTGACCAACCCAGCCTTGTTTGACGCGCTCTTTGTCGAGGCGTTCGTACTGTCGCTGGCGCTCAAGATCGTCATGTCGCAATCACAGGACAAGGTGTTGCGGCAGTCCATC